AGGTGCGGTTTACGATGGGACGATCAACCTGATTCAGCAACCGAGCCCACCGGTTAGTTTTGATCAAGAAATCCAAAGCACGCGGACTATTGCCGAGCAAAGGGTTGGCATACCTGACTTCGGTTTGGGCCAGGACAATCAGCCTCTTAAAAGCCGCACGGCGACCGAAACGAACGCGATCACGACGGTGATGCAGCAGAGCAACGATCTGCGTTCACGAATCTCGAAGGATGCGATGACGCGGATCTTTGAGCAATCATGGTCGATCCTTCAGCAGTACGACCGTGGGAGCCTTGATTATTTCTGGCGCAAGACGCGAAGCCAATTGGAAGATGCGGCGTTCGATAACAAATACATGCTCCAATCGAATGGCAGCGTGGATGGTTACAGCCGGGAGCGTGAAATCCAGAAACTGATGCAATTGCGGCAACTGGCTCAAGGTAGCCCGTGGATAAAGCAAAACGAGATTGACCGCAAGATCATTGAACTGATGGACGCTCAGTGGATTGATCAAATATATCAGCCGCCACAAGACGCTGAAAGCAGTCAGCAGGAAGAACAAGCGATCGAGAATTCGGTCATGGTCGATGGGTTCTTGCCGGAAGTGAAGACCGACGATGCCCACGTGGTTCATCTCCAGATGCTGGAAGGCTATTTGATGTGGCGGCCACAACACGGGCTCCCGCAATTGGCGCCCGATGTGATGTCGATCTTCATGCAACACGGCTTGAATCATTGCATGACGGCGAAAGCCGATTCGCAGTACATGAAGCAGTACGGCGTTCAGATTAACCAATTTTTAGCCAAGATTCAGGCGACCCAAAAGCAGATGGCCCAAGCGCAACAGGCCGCCCAGATGCAACAACAAGCGCAAGGACGCGCGACTCAATCGCTCGCGACCTTACGCGGAAACGGTGCGGGCGTTCCACCACCGCCCGGACCGCCTCCACCAGGCGCTGGCCCAACTGGCCCCTCATCGATGCCGCCAGGCGGGATTCCGCCGAATCCGACCAACGGCAATACGCCCGGACCATGAAACGCTTTATTGATCGCCTGATTTGGAAGCTGATTTCGGCACCAATAGTTCACCAGATTGAGTGGACTAAAGAGGAACGCAATACATTTAACTTGTTCGTCCATTCGCCTTGTGGGATAAAACTTTTCGAACTTCTTAGGCAAACCGTAGCAACCAAGACGTTTAATGCTGTCTGTCGTGACCACGCGGGCGCAAACGCGGAAGCTCGAGGTGCTCAAGAGGTTTTAGCTCTACTACACCGTCTTCGTAACTTCCCTGGCGAGCCAGGGTTAAGTGAACCCTACGAAGTAGATCAAGAGCCAACAACGCCAGGTGAGCCCGCATTCGATGGGCGGGCTCAAGGGTATAGCGGCGGCCTTAGTGCCATCGGTAGATGATATGTCAGAAGCGTTAACACCAGATGTTTTGGCGCACGAACCGCCCGATGAAGTTGGTTCTTCGGAACCAACGACCAACGGTGCTCGTGATAAAAGGCCAAGCTCCGCTCAACGTCCGATCCCGGGCGATCGGGCACCAAGTGATCAACAGACGCAAGAACGGGAGAAAGCGAAGCCTGGACAGTACGAACGTGCCAAGGAGCGCGTGAAAGCCCAGAAAGCGGCGCAAGACCAACGTGACAACGAGTTGCGGCAACGGGAAGCGACGTTAAACGAGCGCGAACGCGCGTTTAAAGAATCGTCACAACCCAAACCGAAACAACGTGATTACACGCTCTCGGATCTTCGCAAATATCACAAGCAATGGAGCGACATCAACCATCGCAACTACGATCCAGATTTGGCGACCAAGGCCGAAGCTGAAATCGAAGCGATGGAAGCTGAAGAAGCGCAGACTAAGACCGTTTCGGAAGTGCCTAAAATGGGCACGCCGGAACACACTGCGCAGTGGCAGCAAGCCGAGAAAGAGTTAGCGGACGCGGATCCTGAATTCATGCGTTCCGGCACCAGGTTGGACGCGCGGTTGCGTGAAATCATGCAAGGGCCAGACGGCGCTTTGTACCGAACGCACCCACGCGGAATTGTTGCAGCATATCATCAAGCTAAAATGAACCTGCTCCAGGCAGACAATGGAGAGCTCTCTGGAAAGGTGCAGGAACTAGAAAAAGAACTGAAGCGCTATCAAGGGTTGACGGGCGTCAACGGTGGAGTGTCACGGCGGCCAGGCGGCTCGAGCGGAAATCCACAGAGTCCGCAAGAGTTTGCCCGGATGTCGACCAAAGATATGAAACGACACTTGCTCAGTAACGCTCGCGGCGCCGGTGCGCCTTTGTTCTAAAAACGTTGGTTTTGATCTTATGCCTACGACAGTTGTTCAGCCTCAATACGGGGCCGTTAGTACCGCCGACAAAACGTCGGAATACAGGATTTACTTCGCGAAGAAGTTACTGGAGCACCAGTTGTACACGCTCCAGCTTTACGCACCGGCCTACAAAGCGTCGATCCCTAAAGGCCAGGGTTCACAGACCATGCGGATGTTCCGGCGCCCAATCGCCAACGTGGCGAATGTCATCCCGTTAACGGAAGGCGTGCCGCCAAGTGTCGCTCCTTACAAACTCATTTTCGAGTTCATCACGCGCACGCTGCAACAGTATGGCGGCTACGCGCAAGTGTCCGATATTGTCGACGAGACGGAGTTCCTCAACACCGGCGATTCGCTGATGGAAAAATTCGGTGAGGAGGCCGCATTATGGTGTGATACGTTGATTCGCAATGCGTGCATTAATGGCACGACCGAAGAGCCCACCAAATTCGTCCGACGCTATGCCGGCACGGCGGTCGATTTCACGACCTTGAACGCGTTGACGCCGGCCCAAGGCCGATGCTCGACGGATGACCTGATTGATTGCACTACCGAATTGCGCCTGAACATGGCGAAAGAGTTCGATGATGGCACCTTCACGGCGGTCGTTTCACCGGGCCAGGAACGCGATTTGATTGAAGAACAAGGAAGTGCCTGGACGTATGCCTCGGCCTTCAATAAACCGGACCAAATTTGGAAAGGTGAATTGGGCACGTTGTTCGGAATCAAGGTCTTGCGCGGGACTAATCCAATGTACCAGAATACCACCGGTGGTGAAGGTGTGGCGACCGCGGGCGGCAACATTATTGCGGCCTTGGTCTTTGGTAAGGACAGTTTTGCGGTGCCTGATTTGGAAGGTGAAAATCCGCCTTCGCCCAAAGCGTGGACGATTACGGCGCCTGACTCAGCGAACCCATTCGCACAATTTGTCACATACGCCTGGAAAACCTTCTACAACGCAGTTTGCTTGGCGAGTTGGAACGGCATTGTATTACAGACCCAGACAGCATACACCGTCGCGTAACGTATTGCGTTATAGGAGGATACTCATATGGCGAGTACGATTATTGGCATCTCGGCAAAGCCGAAGGCCGCGGATACTGGCACTTGTTCGGTCCCGCTCGATTCTCTCGAGCAGGATGGAACGCCGCCGGCGGAAGGTGATTCCGTTTCGTTCTCGGTCGATGGCACTGTGCAATCGATTGATGGCTCAAACGCCACTGTAAAGATCGAAGCGATCAACGGCGATCCGACGAGCGGAGAGCAGGATGAGAGCGACGACGACACTGGTCCGTCGAGCGATCAGATGAAACAAGCGTTGATGGCCGGTGCGCCTCCTGGGGCGCCTGTACCAGGGGCACCATGAAACTTCCTAAACAAGGTTTGGCTCTGTTTCGCCGTTTGCGAAAGTGCGAACGGGAATGCGTTCAGGTGAAAGGGGAACCTCATGCGGAAAATCCGGCATGGGTTCTCTGTGAAAAACACCAGGTTTACCGACTCTGTTTATGAGCGTGCAAATTATCGTCAAGGACCGACGAACGGAGACTGAGCGTCGGAAGTCGGAGGCTTCTGCTCAGATTCTCCGACATTATTACGGTCGTGAACAGCGGGACGGTTCGCGGATGAAACTTCCCGCTTCCAAGGAAAGGATCAAGCGCCTCTATGAGGAACGCGGCAATAGCGCCGGTCAATGATACGGTCAGGGAAGCAGAAACGCTCTACGGACGGTTTGACCTCAGTTTTGAAGGTCTTCCGCGACCAGGTTGGATCGCTCGCAACCTGATGTGGTATCGGTTTCACGGGCCGATGCGGCACGCCTTCTTCCCTGAGATTTACATCTACAAAACCTTGATCAACCGGCGGATGCGGACGGCGATTGATTCGGTCTTCGCGGATCTGCATCGGCGTTGGACGAAGGAAGCGGCCCAAGCGCACGGGATCGATCAATTCGTGAAGTGTTATTGCTTCGGCGATGGGGCAGCCCCGAACCTGTTCTGGTACGGAGCCGCATGGGAAATATCACCGCAAGTCGTTGGCGCAGAATTAGACGAAGTGATCCAAACTTTCAAGAGAGCCGGATTCACTCACGACAAAAAGCGTCTTCGTACTTTCGAATACTGGTGAGCGATGCGGCAAAACAACCTAACGGAGATGGAAGCAAAGCAAAGCTGTTGCAAACGTTGGCTTCGAGCTCTGATCGAATGGTGCAGCTTGGCACGCTTGGCATGGTGGCGGTCAGCGGCGTCGCGTCTTTATTTCAAGGCGAGAAGATCTCGACGGAGGGGCACCGTGACCGGGACAAGGCGATTCAAGAGATTCACGCGCT